ATCTTGGATGCTGCTACTAGCGGAAATCTCTTGTATCACACGGCTCTGGACGAGGCTAAGACAGTAGGTACAGGCGATATTTTCACGATTTCGAGTGGCAACCTTAGCGTGACGTTAGCTTGATATGCCGTTCGTCGTTAATGACCGTGTAAAGGAAACGACTGCTACGACTGGTACGGGTACTGTCACGTTAGACGGTGCTTCTCCGGGGTATCAGACCTTTGCTGCTGGCATTGGTAGCGGCAATAACACCTATTACGCGATTGTTTTAGGGAACGAATGGGAAACCGGAATAGGTACGGTAGGAAGTGGTACGTTAAGCCGAGATACCGTTCTACAGTCATCTAATAGTGATGCGAAGGTTAATTTCTCTGCTGGCTCTAAGGAAGTCTTTGTAACGTATCCAGCGGATAGGGCTGTTTACAAAGAGACATCAGGTAATGCGGTTCTATTCCCGATATGGGAAAACACACCTACGGTATCAGGTGCATATTCGATAACGTCAGGAAATCGTGGGATCAGCTACGGTGAAATCACTATTACGACAGGCTCATCGGTAACTGTGCCTACTAGCAGTTCATGGCTAGTTTTTGGTTAAGGAAAGAACATGAGTAACTTAAAAGTTCAGGGCAATGCGAGTGGTACAGGTACACACACTTTGCAATCTGCTAACACTAATAGCAATATCACACAGACGTTGCCTGACGTTAGTGGAGTTACTTTAGGGTTTTTGAATGTTCCGCAGTCAGGATCGGATAAGACCAGCTCTTATACCTTGGCGATTGCTGACATCGGTGAGTTTGTCGGTGTTGGCACTAGCGGATCAATCACTATCCCTAACAGCACATTTGCTGCTGGTGACATTGTTTCTATCTTTAACAATACGACAGGAAATATTACGATTACCTGCTCGATTACGACAGCTTACATTGCTGGCACGAATACAGATAAGGATACGATGACACTAGCAACTCGTGGTGTAGCTACAGTTTTGTTCATTAGCGGTACGGTCTGTGTTGTAACTGGCAACGTAACCTAAGGGGCTGACATGAGTGGGATTATGTCAATGCTGCTAGGTGCTGTCTCATCTGCGGCTGCTGCTGTTGATGAGTTCTTTAACCGTGTCACGTTATTGCTTCCCGGTAACGGTACGAACGGAGCGCAGAATAATACGTTCCTAGACTCGTCTACTAACAACTTCACCATTACCCGCAACGGCAACACGACGCAGGGCACGTTCTCGCCGTTTAGTCAGACGGGGTGGAGTTTTTATGGTGGATCAGCCTCTAACAACAACGTAGGTATTTACTTAAATGGCGAGTCGGACTTTGCCTTTGGTACTGGAGATTTTACTATTGAAATGTGGGTAAATCTTGCTTCCAAAAGTCCCGGTCAAATTATTTACGATTCAAGACCTGACGGTACTCAAGGTTTATACCCGACAATTTTTGTTGATGGGTCTACCAACAAATTAAAGTTTTTTGTAAATAATACTGACAGGATTACTCAAAATTCTACGTTTACATATAACGCATGGCATCACGTTGTTGTAACCAGAACTGGCACAAACACAAAAATGTTTGTAAATGGTATTCAAGAAGGTAGTACATATACAGACAGCAATAATTATATTAATGGTGCTTTAAGGCCGTTTACTGGAGATGGCGTTACACCTACCCCCCCAAGTAATAGTTACGGAATAACCGGATATATTAGCAACCTGCGTGTCGTAAAAGGTTCAGGCCCTTACCAAAGCGCAGGTTCGTCTATTACTGTTCCAACTTCTCCGTTGACACCCGTAACCAATACGGTGTTGCTAACAGCACAATCCAATCGGTTTGTAGACACCAACACGCAAGTTTCAGCAAAGACGATTAATACTTTTAACAGCCCAACAATACAAGCCTTCAGCCCATTCGCTCCTACTGCTGCATACAGCGCAGCTACTGTAGGTGGTAGTGGGTATTTTGATGGGAGTGGGGATTATCTAACTTACACTACGCCAAGCACAGTAGTTAGAGAATGGTGGGTTAATGACTTTACAGTCGAGGCTTGGATATACCCAACGACTTTAACTGGGTGGGATTATTTAGATGGCGGCAATAGAATTTCTACAGTTATAGGAAATGCAAGTCCAACAGCCACTAATAATTTTTGGTCGTTTGGACCAATTAACACAGGTGCTGTAAAACTTTATTATTTTAATGGTTCTGCTGGTATTTCCGTTACTTCCACAGAAACTGTAAAAGTTAATCAATGGAATCACATTGCTTTTACAAAAACATCTGGAGGAGCTACGCTTTTTGTGAATGGTGTTGGAACAACTACAACTGCTTTGAATGGAACTCCGCAAAGTGGTAGTACATTCCCTTTAACTGTTGGGCAAATAAACAATACGTCTTGCAATGGCTACATAAGTGGCGTTCGTATTTTGAATGGTACGGCGCAGTATTCAGGAACGACTTATACGATACCAACAGCACCACCAACAGCTATTGCAAATACATCGTTCCTACTCAACTTCACCAACGCTGGCATCACAGACGCTACTGCCAAGAACGACCTAGAGACAGTAGGCAACGCGCAGATCAGCACGACGCAGAGTAAGTTTGGTGGTAGCTCGATGTACTTTGATGGTACGGGGGATTACCTAATTTCAAGCGAATCAAATATATGCAATTTTGGATTAGGAGATTTTACGATTGAATTCTGGCTGTACTTAAATACGACATCTGGAACTCAAAATATTATTGACCCAAGACCCGCCAGCACTACTGGTGCGTATGCCACTCTGTATACATCAGGTGGAACAATAAGATTTTTTACTCAAACCACCGACAGAATAACAAGTTCTTCAGTCAACACTAATGAATGGTTTCATGTTGCTGTTTGCAGGTCAGGAACATCTACTAAAATGTTTTTTAATGGTACGCAAACAGGTAGTACATATACCGATACAAATAGTTATGTTTCTAGTCGTCTTGTTATTGGAGCTGGTTTTGCAAATACATCTTCTATTACCAACGCAATGAACGGCTACATTGATGACCTACGAATCAGTCGCTATGCTAGATATACGGCGAACTTCACAGCACCAACCGCTGCATTCCCTCTGCAATAAGGACTGACCATGCTTTACTCTAAAAACGGAAGTATTCCAAAGCCAGAGACGGATGGCACAGACGGCTGGATTGAAGTGCCTGATATGCCTGATGCACCTGAAGGCAAAGAGGTTGTCTGGTGGTATCCACCGGGATGGGTTATTCGTGATCCTATGCCGATGGAGCGTGAGGGCTACAAATGGTCATGGTCGCAGTCGAGTGAGCAATGGGTTGAGTATGCTTTGTTAGCACCTTTGGCTACAGAGGACATCCAAGCCTTAGCCAGTACAGACGTATCAGCATTAGTAAGTGGAGATATTGTTGCTTTAACAACATCACAGATTAGCGCATTGTAATGTTTGGATTCATACCGTTTTCGGCTGGTACGTTTGCTAGTACAGGTGACAGACCTGTATTAGCGTCTGCGTCTATTACAGCCTCGGCAACGGTATCAGGATCAGCGTTTGTAGACCACAGGGCTAATGCAGCGGTATCTGCTACGGCTACCGTTACAACGGCTGCTAGAGTCAATTACAGCGCAAATGGGGCTGTTTCTTGTGCTGCTACGGTAACTGCTGATGCTTATCGTATTGTCCACTTCAGCGGGGCTATAAACGCTTCTGCGACGGTTACAGCAAGTGGATTTAGGCAGGTCTTTGGCAATGGCTCAGTTACTTGTTCTGCAACAGTAACGGCTAAGGGCAATAACACGATTATTGGCTCTGCTGCTGTAACGGCAAATGCCACAGTTGCTATTACGCCTACAGTCATGCGTTATGGCAATGCAGCTATAACGTGCATAACTACGGTTACGGCAAGTGGTATTAGGCAAATAGGCGGCTCTGCTTCTATTGAAGCTACGGCTGATGTAACGGCTAGTGCAACAGTTAGCCACTTCCCAATAGCCAACATTGCTGTTAGCGTAACGGTAACTGCTGAAGGTATGATTGTTGGCGAGGAATGGTCGCCACTAACACCTGAAACGAATGTTTGGACAGACATTCCTGCAAGCAATGATGTCTGGACTGGTGTTATAGCGAGTTCGGATACATGGACAAATACAAATCCGAGTTTGGATACTTGGACATTAAAGCCTACTGGAACTGATACATGGCTACGACAAAGCTAACTTTTGGTGAATGGCTACCAGATCAGCCCGGGGTAACTGGTGCTGTGACGGATGCCAAGAACTGTTATCCAGTTGCTAATGGATATGCGCCATTTCCTAGTGAAGCAGATTACTCTGACGCTGCTGCTCAAGCGTTATTGATTACGTTTGCTGGTAAGTTTGGTGGTGTTACGACGCTATTTGCTGCTGGTGCGACTCAAATTTACAAGTTTGATAGCTCTGATGCCAGCTTAGACGCTGCTACGACTACAGGATATACGGCTGTAGAGTCGTGGGATGTCACTCAGTTTGGCGCAAAAATCATCCTAGCTAACGGTGCAGATCGTTTACAGGTTTGGACGTTGAACTCATCTACTAACTTTTCTGATTTAGCGGCTGCTGCTCCTAGAGCCAAGTTCGTAACGGTGGTTAAGGACTTCGTTGTAGCGGCTAATGATCCGGGTGGTGACGAAAACAAGGTCTATTGGTCGGATATTAACGACGAAACTGACTGGACTCCGGCTGCTGCGAGTCAATCTGACACTCAGGTGATTCCTGATGGTGGGGATATTACTGGTTTAGCAGGTGGTGAATACGGTTTAGTGTTCCTAGAGAGGGCAATTTACCGCATGACCTATGCTGGTAGCCCGTTTTTCTTTCAATTTGACGCTATTTCCCGGTCTTTAGGCTGTATTTCTAACGGTTCTATTGCTCAATATGGTGGATTGACCTATTTCCTAGCGGATGATGGTTTTTACGTCTGTGATGGGCAAACTACTAAGAATATTGGTGCTGAAAAGGTCAATCGTTGGTTCTTTGATAACGCTGTGCCGGGGGAAATTACGACTGGCATGAGTGCTACGGTTGATCCTATCCGTAAACTGGTGATTTGGCGGTTTGCAGGTACGTTTAACATTAAATATTTGTTAATTTACTCAATAGACCTAGACCGCTGGTCTTACGCTACGACTACAGCGACATCTCTTTCCTTTGTTTTAACTCCTTCAGCGACGTTAGAGCAGGTAGATAACTACAATAACAACATTGATGCCTTAGAGATTCCTCTGGATTCTCCTGTATTTGCAGGTGGTCGGTTGTTATTTGCTGGTGTATCTGGGAGCAAGATCATTGCCTTCTCAGGACAGCCTAAGACAGCGAATATCACGACCGGAGACATTTCGATAGGTCGTTCTACGGTGACTTTGGCTAAACCGATTGTGGACAACGGTAGTGCGTCTGTAGCGATTTCCAGCAGGGATTTGCTTAGCGATGTGGTGGAGTTCTATCAGGAAACTGCTGCCGATGCTGAGAACCGTATTTCGTTACGGTCTAACGGTGAATACCACAGGCTTAGATTGACTCCGACAGGATCTAACTGGAAAACTGCTGTAGGGATGGAAGTAGACGTATTTAAGCAGGGTACTCGATGACTAGGCGTATCCAGTTCCAGACGTTACCGCCTTTCGGGTCTGATCCGAGACAGGTGGCTGAGGTTGTTCGTGGTGCTATGAATGGCAAAACGAATAACACCGGAGATATTACGTTAGCTACAGGGAACGCTACTAGCACTACCCTTTACGATGACCGTATAGGCTTTGACAGCCTCATTTTCTTCGTACCCTTATCTGCGGCTGCTGAGGCTGATTCAGCACCTTACGGAGCGTTTCAGGACACCACAGACCAAACTGCTGCTAATACGACAACTGCCTATGCTGTTACGTTTAATACAACAGACTTTAGCAATGGAGTTTATCTTTCTAATAGTTCTCGTCTTAATGTCAGGAATTATGGAATTTACAATATTCAGTTCTCTTTTCAATATAAAAACACT